TATCATTTGTGGCTCAAAGTGTAGGTGTGACTACGTTAGGTTTAGTCGGGGAAACAATCAAAGGTCCCGCATTCGAACCTATCTTCATCACGAACTACGATGAGTTTCAATCATATTTTGGGGGGACTGAACCTACAAAATTTATAAACACACAAATCCCTAAGTATGAAGCTGCATATATTGCAAAGTCATATTTGCAACAATCAAATCAACTTTTCGTAACAAGAATTTTAGGTTTATCAGGTTATGACGCTGGTCCGTCTTGGAGTATTAAGGTGACTGCAAATGTCGATCCATTAACTATTGGTCTCAGTCCTGTAACAGGAACTACTTGGTCGGCAGATTTCACAGGGTCTTCTTCAGGAAATACTGTTGAATTTGTTGGTGGAGCATTACCTTCTGAAGTTTTGGCTAAATTTAACAGTCAATACAGATTATCTGATGGTAGTACATCAACTTTAGGATTAGATTTTACAAGTAATCTTGATAATATCATGGATACTCCTTCTCTATCCGCAAATACTGCGGTTGTTTATGGAGTTCTTCCTGAAAGTGATTTTTATGATTTGACCGCGACTTATTCAAACATCATTAACGAATATGCTTGTGACACTGTCAATCTTGCAACTAATGACTTGTCCTCTGATGAAAATGACCCATGGTATTATGCTAATTTTGATATTACATCAGGAAATGCTTATTCAGGATACTCATTCTTTTATTATGTATCTTCTCTAACTTCAGGAGCATCATCTACATTTTCAGGTACTATATCAGGTACGGTTTATAACTATTCAGGTACTGCTTACTCTGAATACAACAATATGGTTGTTGCGACTTTACGTTCAAGAGGTATATCTTTATATACGAATAGTACAACAAGTGATAACCACGGACCAATTTATGAAGTTAGTGGTTTAACTGATTTACAATTAGTATGTACTGAACAATACTCAGGAGTCACTCAATCTCCTTTTGAGTCATTCTTAATTTCAGGTGTTACGAAAGACAACGACAATTTCTCTTTTGAAACATCTATGTCAGCATCTTCTCCTAAGTACATAACAAAAGTATTAGGTGTTGATAACTTTGGTAAATCAAGAAATGAAGTACCGGTATATGTTGAAGAAATTTATCCAGGAACTTTGGCTTACGCTTATAACCAAGGATATATTCGTGGTTTGAATTGTAATTTAATTGCACTTGAAGGAGCTAGAAGTCAAGACCCACAATCAATCGCTTACAATGTAACCCAATATAAGTCACCAAGTACACCTTTCTTAGTGTCTGAACTCAGAGGTAACAAGGTTTATAACTTATTCAAGTTTATATCAATTTCCGATGGTAATGCAGCAAACACAGAAGTAAAAGTTTCTATCACTAACTTATCGTTTAATAATATGTCATTCGATGTGTTAGTAAGAAATTTCTTCGATACTGATGCTAACCCTGTGGTAATTGAGAAATTTACTAACTGTAACATGAATCCTAATTCAAACAATTTCGTTGCTAAGAAAATCGGTTCAAGTGATGGAGAATACGCTTTGATTTCACGTTACATAATGATTGAGTTGGCTGACGAAGCTCCAATCGATGCGATTCCTTGCGGTTTCTACGGTTACACTCAAAGAGAATACTCTTCAGTAAGTAACCCTTCACCAGTTCCAATTTTCAAAACAAAATATTATTTCCCTGGTGAAGTTATCTATAACCCTCCATTCGGAGCACCAACTGATGTAACTGAATCTTCAGGAGATATTGTTAGAAGAAGTTATTTAGGTTTCTCAAGTCAATTCGGAATTGATGATTCATTCTTACAATACAAAGGTACACAAAATCCTTTGAATTGGGTAGATTCTCCATTACCTGTTGAAGGAGCAACTTGGAACTACTTGAGTAAAGGATTCCACATGGACTCAGGCGCAACTGTAGTTACAATTTCTAACTCTTCACTAACGAGTGGACAAACTGCATTTGAATGTGGGGTTGCTGATTTTACGAGAGATCCTGAAACTCAAGAGAATCCGTATTACTTCATCTTCTCAAGAAAATATACGGTATGTTTTGCTGGTGGTTTTGATGGTTGGGACATTTACAGAGAGTTTAGGACTAATGAGGACAGATTCCAAATCGGAGCTACAGGATTCTTGGCGGGAGCATCTCCGTCTCAAAGATATCCAAACGCAACTGGTACTGGATTATTCAAGAGAATTGTGGTTCAAAACAATACTCAAGATTTCGCAAACACCGACTACTACGCTTACTTACTTGGTATCTTAACGTTCGCTAACCCTGAATCAACCAACATCAACGTATTTGCAACATCAAGTATTGATTATGTAAACAACTCTAACCTTGTAGAAGAAGCTATCGACATGGTACAATTCTCAAGAGCGGACTCAGTTTACATTGCAACTACACCTGATTACCAAATGTTTACTCCTGATGCAACAAATCCACAGGATATTATTTATCCTCAAGAAGCGGTTGACAACTTGGATAACACAGGTATCGATTCTAACTATACTGCGACTTATTATCCTTGGATTCTTACAAGAGATACTGTAAATAATACCCAAATCTATCTTCCACCTACAGGTGAAGTTTGTAGAAACTTGGCATTGACAGATAACATCGCATTCCCTTGGTTCGCTTCAGCGGGTTACACAAGAGGTCTTGTGAACTCAATCAAAGCGAGAGTTAAGTTGACTCAAGAAGATAGAGACACTCTTTATCAAGGCAGAATCAACCCTATCGCAACTTTCTCTGATGTAGGAACTGTAATTTGGGGTAACAAAACTTTACAAGTTGCTGACACTGCACTTAATAGATTAAACGTAAGAAGATTATTACTTCAAGCTCGTAAGTTGATTTCAGCAGTAGCAGTAAGATTGTTGTTCGAACAAAATGACCAAATCGTTAGACAACAATTCTTGGACAGTGTTAACCCTATCTTAGATTCAATTAGAAGAGACAGAGGTCTATTCGACTTCAGAGTTACAGTTTCTTCTTCACCTGAAGATTTAGATAGAAACACATTAACAGGAAAGATATACTTGAAACCTACGAAGGCATTAGAATTCATCGATATCGAATTCTTTATCACTCCAACAGGAGCTTCGTTCGAAAATATCTAATATTTAATAGGGGGGTGAAATCCCCCCTTAAGCCAAATGAAAAAAATTTTTACAGAAGGATTCAAAAGTGAGGGTACTCCAGACTTAAAATATTACGCGTTCGATTGGGACGATAATATAGTTCATATGCCGACTAAAATTTTAGTTAAAGATGAGAGTGGCAATGAAGTCGGAATGTCTACTGATGATTTCGCAGAGTTTAGACATCAAATAGGAAAAGAACCATTCAGTTATAAAGGTAATACGATTGTGGGTTATAGTGATTCTCCATTCAGAAATTTTAGAACCGACGGGGACAAAGATTTTTTGGTGGATGCTATGAGGGCAAAAAAAGGACCAGCATTCGATGATTTTAGAGAGGCAATCAATAACGGTTCAATATTTGCAATAATTACTGCGAGGGGACATAACCCGAACACTATAAAAGAAGCAATTTATAATTATATTATAGAGGGATTCAACGGGATAGATAAAGACGAGTTAATTAAAAATCTTAAAAAATATCGGTCTTTTGTAGGTGAAGATGAAATGAGTGACGAAGAATTAATCAAGTCATATTTGGAACTCAATAAGTATCATCCAGTGTCTTTTGGTGATGACCAAGGAGCGGTTAATCCTGAAGAAGCTAAAGTAGAGGCTATGGAGGCTTTTGTAAATTACATCAAGGCGATGGCCGCAGTATTAAATAAAAGAGCATTCTTAAAAAAGGATATTAGTAATAAATTTAATCCAGATAACTTATCTATAGGATTTAGTGACGATGATCCAAAAAATATAGAAGTAATGCAAAAACACTTCAAAAATAAACCAGATAATATAGTAAAGACTTATTCTACTGCTGGAGGAGTTAAGCAGGAAGTTAAATAAGAATATCGTTTTCAAAAAAAAAGTAAATAGAAAAATTTTTGTGAAAGGATATATTTATCAATAAAATAACAAAAACAAAAAAATTAAAAACACATGGCTGATTTGTTAATGAAAATGCCGATTCCTTACGAACCAAAACGACAGAATCGTTTTATCTTAAGGTTTCCATCATCACTTGGTATAAATGAATGGTTTGTTGAATCTTCTGCAAGACCACATATTGTTATAAACCCAGTTCCAATTCCTTTCTTGAATACTGAAACTTATGTTGCAGGTAAGTTCACATGGCAAACAATTCCAGCGGTGTTTAGAGATCCGATTGGACCTTCAGCGGCTCAGGCTCTTATGGAATGGGTACGTTTACACGCTGAATCTGTGACAGGTCGTATGGGTTATGCTGCGGGTTATAAAAAAGATGTTGACCTCGAAATGTTGGACCCAACCGGAGTTGTTGTAGAAAAATGGATTCTTTATGGTACATTTTTGACTGACGTAAACTTCAACGCTTTGAGTTACGCACAGGATGGATTGGCGACAATCAACGCAACACTTAGAATGGACCGTTGCGTACTTGTTTACTAATTTATCAAGATACTATTTATTAAAATTCAAATACATTTATATTTAACCGTAAAGCACTAAACTTTACGGTTAAATTTTTATATGGATAATCAAGCAAGAGAACACGGACAATCGAATTTTACGTTACCTCACGACGTTGTGCCTTTACCGACACAAGGTCTATTCTACAAGAATAAGAAAAAATCAATCAAAGTTGGATACCTGACAGCAAATGATGAAAACATCCTAATGGCTGGAGGTAACGACATGACTCAAAATCTTTTAAGAACAAAGATTTACGAACCAGATGTTCGTATTGAAGATTTATTGGAAGGAGATGTTGAAGCAATATTAATTTTTTTAAGAAATACCTCGTTCGGACCTGAAATGGAATTAAACTTGGTTGACCCAATTACAAAAAAACCATTCAAAGGCGCTGTTAGACTTGACGAATTAGATGTTATTAAAGGGGTACAACCATCTGATGATGGAACTTTTGTAACTATGTTACCGAAGTCTCAGACAACTGTAAAGATTAAACCTTTAACTTATGGTGAAATTTTGGAAATTCAAAAAATGTCGGAATCATATCCACAAGGGAGAACCGCACCAAAAGTTACTTGGAGATTAAACAAACAAATTATTGAAGCAAATGGGGTAACAGATAAATCTGAAATCGCAAGATTTATAGACCAAATGCCAATTGCGGATTCCAAATACATAAGAAAGTTCATGGAAGAAAATGAACCTAAACTAGATTTAACGAGAACAGTAATGGCCCCATCAGGAGAGAAACTAACAGTTAATGTTGGGTTTGGGGTGGACTTTTTTCGTCCTTTCTTCTGATTATAGGAAAGGACAGATAGATGAATTTTACTATCTCAAGACACTTCTGAATATATCTTATTCTGATTTTTTAATAATGCCAATATTCATTAGGAAGTATCTTTTAGATAAATGGGTTGAACTAAACAAAAAGGACTGAAAAATCAGTCCTTTTATATTTATATATAAAATAACAAAGTATGTTTTTTCAAGAAGCAACGGCTTCAGGTACTGGAGCGGAAAAACCCAAAGACAATTTTAGTTTTGATGATGTTAGACAAAGTTTAGATAAAATATCTAATCAAATTATCGGTACCTTCACACAAGGAAGAGAGAGAGTTTTCGAATTTGAGAGAGCTGTGGCGGACTCTTTACCCGCTGTAAGAAGTTTAGGGGGGGATATTAAGGATGTCGGTAGAATTATACAAGAAGTAGGAGTGGCGGCACGAAGAAATGTCGTTGCTAATGAAGAAGAAATAAAAGCTTTATTTTCTGCGTCCAAAGTACTTGGAATAAGTGCTCAAGATTTAAGCAACAGTTTTTTGGACGTTGGGGTCGGGATTCAATCGATATCAGATGCTCTTGAAGGCTCAATAGATTATGTAAGAGGAATTGGTGGAAATGCTCGGCAAGTTATGCAAGATGTTCAAAAGAACATGGAGCAAATGAACCGATACCAATTTGAGGGGGGAGTTCAAGGATTAACCAAAATGGCTGCTCAAGCATCCATGTTGAGGTTTGACATGCAACAAACTTTTCAGTTAGCTGAAAGAGTTTTAAGTCCTGAAGGAGCGGTCGAAACTGCAGCGGCATTTCAAAGATTAGGATTAGCGGTCGGTAATTTGGCCGACCCTTTCGCCTTGATGAACGCGTCAATAAATGACCCTGGATCATTGCAAGACAGTTTAGTAGAGGTA